TCCCCGCCAAAACCCGGAGTAGGAGCGGCTTCTGGCCACGCTGAACCAAATATATAAGAAGGCCCGAAAGGTACAGCGCGAGTGCTACACCCCGAAGCGGCCCTTGACGCTCGACGAAGTACAGCATTCCGACACGGTACGCCGCTGTCTGCGTGTACACTACGGGATCCTACCAGACGAAGAGCAGATGCGGGTTATAGACTCACCGCATCGGTTCAAGGTTTGCGTGTGGGGCCGGCAACGTGGCAAGACCATGTCCGCATTGCTCTGGCTTATCAAGAGGGCACTGGAGATCCCGCAGTCCACGCATTGGTACGTCGCGCCAACGTACAAACAAGGGAAGCGCGCTGCGTGGGATAAGCTACTGAACATTTGCCCCGTCGGTATCCGCGCCGCCAAACCACATGGCTCCGAGCTGTCGGTCACGCTCATCAATGGCAGCAAGATATTCGTCGTGGGTGGCGACGACCCCGATAGCTTGCGTGGCCCGTCGCTACACTCCGTTGTCCTCGACGAGTACGGCACGATGCGGCAAACCGCATGGACGCAGGCGATCCGGCCCATGCTCTCCGCCACCAACGGACACGCGTTATTCATCGGCACCCCGAACGCACTGCGCGGCCCCCACCTGGAGCAGCTTTGGATGGAGGTCACGGCGGGGCAGAAGCCCGGGTGGCTCGGCTCGTTTCAAACCACATTGCAGGCCGCGTACATTACGCAGGAAGAAATCGACGACGCACGGGCCTCGCTTCGAGACTGGGAGTTCCGCCAAGAGTTCGAGGGGGAGTTCGTCGAGCTGGCCGGCCGCATTTGGCCCGAGTTCGTCGACGAGCTGTACGAGGACAACGACGAGGGCTGCCTCACCCCGTCGCCCGAGGGCGCACGACAGATCCCGGCACCGAAGGGATGGGACGTCGTGTGTGGCCTCGACTGGGGCCATGTGCACCCGTTCGCCGCCATCTGGATTGCGGTCGGCCCGTCGCAGCAGATCCAAGTCGTCGCCGAGTACGTCGACAAGGGTCACCGCATGGCTGAGCGCGCCAACGCCCTGACCGAGATCAGTAAGATGTACGGTGGCGTCGATAACGTACGGTTCGTCGGCGACCCGAGCCGCGCCAAGGAGATGGCGCAGGAATGGGCGTCCGAGGGGATCCACATTGAAGGCGCAGTCAACGACGTCGAACGAGGCATAGAACGCGTCGGCCGCTTGCTCGCGCACGGGTACCTGTACGTCCCGTCGTGCTGTATTCTACTTCGCCAGGGCATGCTGCATTACAGCTACGATCCGCGCTCTACGCGGGTTCGCGTACTAAAAGAGAACGATGACGAGTGTGACGCATTGAGGTACGCCTGCATGGCAGTACCACCGCCCGCGTTACTCTCAAGGCCAGAGGAGCGTGATGTTGATCGCGTTCCGTATTGGGAGGATGATCCGGTGTTCGTCGAAAACTGGGACGAGAATAGTTGGGAGTTACAATGGGACGTGTAGCCAAGAAGCCGGCAAAGAAGCCCGCGAAGAAGAAGGTCGTGCGGAAGAAAAGGGCGCAGCCAATAAAGAAACGGCCGCCCGACTACACGCCCGACATGGTCGAAGAGGATAACTGGAATAAGTTGTCGCCCATCGAGGCGGCGGTCCTCGAAGAGTTCGTCGAAGATCCTATCTTCGTCGGCCTATGCGCGGATCAGGAGGTCACCTCCGAAGCGTTGAAGTACGCGGCGGAAACCGAACGCTCCAGCCTCCGCGACATGATGGAGCGGGGCGTCCGTCCACCGAGGCGGCTCGTCAAACAATCGGAGCGCGAGACCGTCGCCGACCTCGGCCGCGACGACCGTGGCTGGGACAACCTCAGCAACCGGGGCTCCATTCTCAACTGGACCAACAGTAACCGCGAACGCGTCCTGAAGCAATGCTGCCACCTGTACTACCGCGACCCGATCGCCCGCAACGTCATCCGCATTCTAACCTACCTCACCGTCGGCAAAGGCATGCGGGTCACGTTCGAAGACGAGAAGGACCAGGAGCGCTGGGACCTGATCGCCGAGAACAACGACTGGGAGCGGCGTTACCGCGACATCATCGCGAACACATACCTGCTCGGCGAATGGTTTCAGCTTCGTTCGCCGCTCGTCGGCAACACATGTTGGGACGACACCAAGAAGGTGGACCGGCCGAACCGCGACAAGCTGGTGTCCAAGGTGTCGAAGATGGACGCCGACCAGATTACGCTGAACCATCTCACCCCGTTGGAGGTGCTCGACATTATCATGTCGCGGCGCAACCGCGAGATCATCAAGGCGTACAAGTTGCGTGACGACACGCGGCAGTCGATCGACGCGGCCGACAAGACCGGCGGCGGTAACGAGCGCGAGGGGTGGCCCGAAGCATTCTGGGCCACGGACGTAACGCATTTCAAAATCGACGACCTCGGCGTAGGCATGCGTGGGCGCCCGGTCCTCGAACCCGTGCTCCGCCTCATCTCACAGTACCGTCTCTACATCCTCGACCGGCTCATGATGATCGCCATCCGCACGCGCATTCCTTTGATCCGCAAGATGAGCAACGCCCCGAAAAAGAAACAGTCCGCCAAGACGGCCATGACAACCCAGAAGCTCCCGCGCCCGGGCACCGTGGCCATCGTCGACAAGGACGAGGTGTGGGAGTACCCTGGCGGCGTAGGCGACGGCGCCTCGGCCACATTGGAAGGCCGCTCCCTGCTGCTCCAGATTTCGGCCGGCGTCAACCTCCCGGAGTACATTGTCACGAGCGATGCGTCGAACAGCAACATGGCCTCGCTGCTCGCCGCGTCGGGCCCGGTCAAACCGATGATCGACGAGCGCCGACAGAGCTTCGCCAAGCAGTTCGCCGACCTCGCCGAGGAATGCGTCGGCGCCCGCCCGACCATCACGTTCCCCGACGTAGCGTCCGACAACCGGCTCCAGGAAGTACAGGCGCTGTCGATCATGCGCAAGGACAAGATCATCTCGGCTCGCACTTACGCCGAACGAATGGGCGAAGACTACGACGCCGAGCTGGAACGAATGCACCAAGAGCTGGACGACCAGATCGAGCTGGACATGCTGAACCCGGGCGACGACAGCGAAGGCTGGTCCGAGCCGACACAGCCGGCGGCGGCGGGAACCTTGGACGACGAGGAAGAGGAGGAGGAATAGCATGCCCGTTTGGAGCGCAGTGCACGGAGCCATGTACCTGTTCACCGAGGAGGACAAGTTCCCCGACCCCGGTCACCAGATCCTGTGGGATTGTGGCAACATGGAAGCCCCGGCCGACATACCGCAGGGCGAGCAGCGGCGCCTTACGTTTTCCCGGTTGCTCGACCGCGACCGGCGCCTGGACGACTACATGGCGCTCGCCCGTTCCGCGAAGCTCTTGCGCTTCGTGGTACACGAGGCGCGAGGGCACCGACTCGTGTTCACCTACCAGGTGAGCGACCCGCAGTTTGACATTACCGAAACCAAGAGCGACCAAGTGGCGCTGACCACGACGTTCGTTGTGCACTCCGTGACGGTCGAGCAAGGCTGCGATGGCGAAGAAGAAAAAAAAGCGTAGCGTCAACCAATCGCTGGCGGATACCATCCTCCAGCATAAGCATGCGCTCATCGCGGTCGAGGAGCGCGAGATGGCGGCCATGCGCCGCCACTTCAAACGCGCACTGAGCGACGTCCAATCCGAGATCGCACGGCTCGACATGAACACCGTCGCGACCTCGTGGTCGGCCAAACGCCGCGCCCGTTTGGAGCGGCAGCTCATCAATCTCGTCGACGCCGCCGCGCTGGCGTCGAGCAACGACCTCATGCGTACGCTGGAGGATTTGATCCCGGCCGAGAACCAGGCGTATACCGGGATCCTCAAAGACGCATTACCCGAGCCGCTCGACTTCGCTGTGCAGCTCGAACGGATCCCGATCGAGCAAGTACACGAGATGATCAACATGCCGCTCGGCGGCGACACGTTGAAGGGGCGGCTCAAGACGATGCGGGCCGGCGCAGGCGACGACGTCAAGTCGGCCCTGGAGACCGCGATGATGCTGGGCGAGTCGTCCCGTGACGCCGCCCGCCGCATTCGTCAACACGTGGTCGGCGGCACCATGTACAACGCACAGCGGATTGCGCGCACCGAGATACACCGCGCATCGACGATGGCCCAGATAAACGCCTACAGCAAACACTCCGACATTATTAAAGGGGTGGAGTTTACGTCGACGCTCGACGACCGCACGTGTCTCGAATGCGCCTCGCTCGACGGCCGCGTGTTCAAACCGCTGCCCGATGGTTCCCTCGACATCCCCGTGGACGCCGAGCCGCCCGTTCACCCCATGTGCCGTTGCACGCTCGTCCCCGTCACCAAGAGCTGGAAGGAGCTGGGGTTCACCAAGAACGACATGGCTGGGTTCCCTGGGCTCCGTGACCTTGACGGGGCAAAAGCCACTATGCCCCGGTACCCCGCGTGGTTCGCCAGGCAGTCGAAGGATGTCCAAGTGTCGATCCTCGGCCCTGGCCGTTGGGCCCTATGGAACACGGGCAAGTTGAGCTTCGGCTCTGCACGACAGGCATTACCGAAGCGGGTCAAACCTTTGAACCCGAAGAAGCTCGCCGACCTGCGTGGCCTCGGCAAGGGCCAGAAGCCGAAGAGGCAAGTAACGAAGGGCCCGAAGCCTACGTTCAAGAAATCCGAGATCCGACGCATGGTCCGGGACGAAGCTATCCGTGCGGGTTTGACACGCAAGCAGATGGCCATGCACTGGCGCGCCGTGCGTGCAGGCAAAACCACTTCCCTGTCGAAGCGCATTTTTCACTACCACTCGAACAAGCGCCAGGTGTCGATCTTCGAAGCGCTGGAGAAACGTAACAGATTTGTGGCGAGCGTCCGTAAGCGCTCCCGCGCATTGATCCGGGAGGCCGAACGGTACGGGGTGCCCGACAAGAAGCTGGCAGCGAAGCTGTTCAAAACTACGGTCGATCTCAGCTTCAAGTCGAAGCGGGCGAGCGCAGAGCTGACTAAGCTCGGCCCGACGGTCGAGAAGGAGGCGCGAGCAGGCCTCGCTAAGCTGGAAAACCTGTGGTTGAAGAATGGCGGGTATGGCCTCGTCGCACACCGCGACCCGTTGTCCCGTACCGCCATCGTACTCGGCCGAAGGAAAAGTTCATACGACATCCGTGGTAGCTATTTAGAGCGCCCCGCCGTCACGTGTCCTCGGGCGGCCCGCCCGGACAACTGGGATAATGCAACGGATCGGATCCAGATATCGCTAAGCGACATGGTCTGGCTCGCGCGCACAGACGACCCGGCGAAGGAGCTGGACTACTTGCGCACGTTCACACATGAGATGGGGCATGCCCTAGAACATTCGAGCAAAAGCACGTACCAGAAGGCAGCCACTTTTTACGACAAAAGGACTAAGGGCCAGCCGCTTGAGTCGCTGGCATCGGTAACCAAAAACCGTAACTACGCGTCTTGGGAGAAGACCCGCAAGGATAACTTTTTCAAAGCGTACGTCGGCAAAGACTACCATCACAAAGACTTCGAGGTGACCTCGATGGGGTTCGAATACATTCCGGGCCTAACGTCTACAGCGAAGGACTTCGACGAGAAGACTTATGCGCGAGAGTCTGCCGACTGGGTGTCGCATGACCCAGAGCACTTTAGCATGGTGCTCAACATGATCGTGGGTGGCTAGTGGCCAAGATAGTAGTAGGTAACCTCGTTGCCACATGGGAAGGCCTCGACCCTGAAGAGCCGGGCAAGGTAGCTGTTTCACTGCCGTTAGACCCGACCCCTACCGAGTACTTGCTCGACCAGGAAATACGCGCAGTGCTTGAGGACCCCGACGGAGTGTACCTCGCACATGGCGGCGCACAGCCCGTCCCGTCCAGGTCATGGTACGCGCTGTACTCTATCGTCGCCGACTTCTGTGCCACTAGCGACATTCCCTTCGAGTACTTCGGAGCCGCACCACCGCCTGGCGCTGCGGGCCCAGAGCCCGAAGAGGTCTATTAAGACGAGGACCCCGAGCGGATAAATCGGGATCAGCACCGACCGTTTATCCGCTCGGGGTCCTCGTCGTTTTTGCGTTCCGCAAGATTTGAGCAGCCATGCGTGCTATCCTTAGCATGTTGCAACATGTCAAGGAGGATCCGCTATGGCCGAAGCTGTTCCCGAAGAAACCCCCGATGCCACGCCTACTGCGCCCCCCGAGCGTAAAAAGGTAGGGCAGAACGTCACCGAAAACTACCGGGAGATGCAAGGGCTCGCGACCGAGCGCGCTCTCGTCCCCGTTGAAATCCACGCCGTGTGCGAGGCGTTTGTCATGCCCGACGACAAACCCCTACCGGCGCCCTACCTCAACGGTACGAAGGCGCAGGTCGCGATCATCCAAGCCGGTCTGTCGCTCAACGGCAACATGTACCGCTCCGAAATTCTGGCAGCATGTGCTCCGAAGTTCGAGGGCGCGAAGGTGTTCTACGATCACAAGGATGTGACGCGGTCGTTCAAGGACCTTGCCGGCGAGATTACCGGCGTCCGCATGGTAGGCGACCGTATGGTAGGAACCCTCGAAGTACTGGAGGCCGACCACTGGCTGCAAAGCGTTCTACGCGACAAGCCGCACCTGGTCGGCCTTTCGGTTTTTGTTTGGGCTTACAGCTCGAAGCAAGACGATGGCACCGAGCTGATAGAGAGTATCGAGCACGTACAGTCGGTTGACCTGGTGGACGATCCCGCAGCGGGCGGCGGGGTGCTCCGAGTAACCGAATGTGCGCATGATACCAATACACCGTCGGCCGAAGCGGAACGCGATGGGGCTTCGAAGGCGGACGCATTGACGAAGGAACAACCCGTCGCAAGCTCCGACAACCTTAGCAAGGAGGACGATGTGGAGCTGAAGGATCAAGTGGCAGCCCTCGAAAAGCAGGTTGCCGAACTCAAGACGGAGATCGCCGAGCGAGACACCAAGCTCGCCACCAAAGACAAGCGCATCTCCGAGCTGGAGCTGAAGGAGGCGAAGCAGGGCGACGCCATGAAGGACCTCACGAGCAGGCTCGAAAAGCTCACGAAGCAGGTCACCGAGGCGAAGCGCGCCGAGCTTCTGAACCAGTTCCTCGCGGACAAGAAGGTTCTTGGCACCGCGCTGGAGAAGGCAATCCGTCGCGACGCCAGCCATGTGGCTGAGCTGACCGTCGAAGCCCTCGACAAGATCCACGGCGAGTGGCAGGCTGTGGCCGAAGGCATGCGTGCCGAGGTACAGACCGGTCTCCCCCCGCAGGAAGCCAGCGACGCCGAGAAGAAGGTCGAGAAGAAAGAGGACGCGGTCGACGAGGAAACCGACGAGGACGGCGTGGCTTACGCAACCGGTCTCATCGACAATCTCATCGGCAGCATGGACGTCGAAGAAGACGCGAAGTAGGGAGGGATAGTACATGGCTCTGGATCGTGATTTCAAGGTACTCGTCGCCGGCCTGCGGATCCGCTTCACCAACAACCATGCCACCGACGCTCTCGAAGAGGGCGACGGTATTGTGCATTCGTCTGGCGTCGTAGCGAAGATCGCCGATAGCTGCACGACCGGTATCACCGGCGTGTGTGTCGCCGATGTCGCCAACGGCGACCAGGGCGAGTTGTTCGTGACCGGCGTGTTCCGCGTTTCCTGCGCGGCAAGTCAGAACTTCGAACAGTTCGGCGCGGTGTACGCTGCGTCGGCAAGTACGGTAGACACGGGTTCGCAGAACGATGTGACCATCGGTTACGTCTGCTCGAACGACCCCGCCGATGGCGCGTCTACCATCGAGTTCTTCCTGGTCTCGCATCTGTTCACCGCAACCACGCACGCTTAGTGCGTCTTACGCATTGAGAAAGGAGTGACAAACACATGTTGATCAAGAAGGCCAAGCTGGAAGATTGCAAGTCTCCCGGCGATATCACTCGCGGCGATCGTCCTACGCGGCGCGTCGGCGAGATGAAGGTCGACAAGAAGCGCGTCCGCGAGATGCAAAGGCTTCTCACCAGCGGTGCCGCAATGCCCCTCAAGCTCATGCGCGAGGCCATCGGCGAAGGTGCGTGGGACAGCCTCATGCTCGACGCCATGCACAAGCGTATGATCAAGGGCTGGAGCGCGGCCATGCAGGAACTGCATTGGGACAAGCTCGTCTCGCAGTTCGCTTCGCTGAGCGACTTCCGCACGCGGAACGTCATCCAGCGCGGAACGTTCACCACGCTGTCGGTCGTGCCCGAGGGTGGCGACTACCACGAGGTGGAGTTCACCGATGACCGAGCAACCTACACGCCCAAGAAGTACGGCGCGATCTTTGGTCTCAGCTACGAGGCCATGTCGAACGACGACCTGTCGGCGCTCGGCACGATCCCGCAGGACTTCGGTGGCGCGGCCGCTCGCACCATCGAGAAGTACATCCTGTACACGATCATCGATCAGAACATCACGGCGTACGACAGCAACAGCCTGTTCGATGACACGAACCACTCGAACGACCTCGGCTCGGGCTACGCCCTGAACCATGACAACCTGGAGGCCGGCATCGAGAAGATGATGGCTCAGACGGACATCGATGGTAACTACCTCAACGTCCGTCCGAAGTATCTCCTGGTCAGTCCTGGCCAGTACTACGATGCCATGCGTCTCGTCCGGTCGGCAGGCCGACCTGGCACGGGGAACAACGACATCAACGTACACCAGGGCGAGCTGATCGTCATCTCTTCGAGCTGGATCACCGACACCTACTGGTACCTCGTTGCGGACCCCGCAATGATGGAGACCATAGAGGCCGGGTTCCTGGGTGGCCGGCGCGAGCCGGAGATCTTCGAAGAGAGCGCCAACTCCGGGCACCAGTTCTCGAACGACGAGAAGCGATGGAAATGTCGCCTCGTCTTCGGCGCTGCTCCTGTGGACTGGCGCGGCTTCGTTCGCGGTTACGCGTAGAGTAGGAATTAGGGGCGGGCCGCCCTGCGGTGTATAACGTGGCGCGTCAACGGCTGTGACGGCCCGCCGCATTGGCGCCCGCCCCACTTCACAAGGAAGGAAAGGAAACGACATGGAAAAGCGACTGGCAAGGCTTGCCATCGTAATGTACATGTGCCTCCTGCCTGCTCTCGGTTTCGCCGGGGAGACGAACTATAACTGGCTCGACCTCACCCCGACCTCTAGCGACACGTACTCGCTGGAGGTGAACGATACCGCAGGCAGCGCGGTGCTCACCATCGACACGGCGGGAGATGTTCTCTTCGCCGAGACCGGTGGAAGTACGAGCAACTGCGACTTTGAGGTAGATGGCTACGCGTCGTTCGACGGCACTACCGAATTCGACGGTGCTATCGACATCGACGGGGCCATTAACATCGACGCCGCCTCCGCCATCACGTTCCAGGCTGGTGCGTACTTCACGGTCATGCGCGTGGGCACGGGTTCCACGCCGGACGTAAGCGCGACCACTGAAGCCGATGGCATGTTCGTCGAGGGCGACGCGGAGTTCGACGACACGGTACGCATTGATGGCGTACTGACCTGCGCGTCGGAAGACGTGGACTTCGACGAGACTGGCGGAAGCACTGGCGATCCCGACTTCAGCGTAGACGGTTACGCGAAGTTCAACGGCACTGTGGAACTGGCTTCCACTGTGACGTACGCGGCCACCAAGCGTTTGTGGTTCCCCGCGCAGATCTTTGGTCTGCCCGCCTCGGCCCCTGCTGCTCTCGACGAGGAGAGCGGGATCGAGACACTCAAGTTCGCCGACAGCTCGGCGGACGACCACGCATGGCTCCAGATTGTGTGGCCGAACGACTGTGACGAAAGCGCCGCAGCCAGCATGTACATCGTGTACGCGCTGGACTCGGACTGCACCGAAACCGAAGGCGAGTGGAACGGTCTCGCATCGGTGCTCGGCGACGGCACTACGCTCGCCGCTGCGGCAACGCAGATCACGACGGTGCATGACCTGCCGCAGGATGCGATCAAGCTCAACGTCACGACGGCGATGACGATCCCGGCGGCACAGATTGCGGACGACAGTGTTACTATCGTCGACCTGTACCACGATGTGTCTGACCCGTTCGGCGACGCCGCACAGCTCGTTGGTGTGTACATCGAGTATACGTCCGACACGCCGTAAGGGAGGAGGCGAACCTACATGGCTTGCCCCTCGAAGACCAGCAACGTCACCACCGCAACGGCGGTGAAGGCGATCCGTGGAACCGTGTGGACCGTCCTGTGCTACTCGACGGCCGACGCGGGCACCGTTACAATCAAGGACGGCGGTGCGGGTGGCACGACCATTGCTACCATCACCGTGCCGGCGGGCGCAGACCCGTTCGCCATGCCGTTCTTGGTCGGGCTCAAGTGTAGCACGTCGATCTACGTCGACGTGAGCAACTGCACCGCGCTCGTGCATTACTCGTAAGGAAGGGCGGCAGAGGTGGCGTACGACTTCACGACCGACGCAGGCCGTGTTCGCATGCTTATCGGCGACACCGATGACAGCAATAAGATCATGGCTGATGATGAAGTAACCGCCGCACTCGCCCTGTCAGGCGACGATGTGTTCACCGCCGCAGCAATTTGTTGTAGGGCCATCGCCGCCTCTGCCGCCAAGTCCGCTATCGCATGGTCTGCGATGGGCGAGTTCAAAGTAGACAAGAAACAGGTCCCGAAGTATTACCTGGAGCTGGCCGACAAATACGAAGACATGGCCGGCCTCACCGACACGACCGATTACTTCGTCGAGTGGCCGCAGCTCATCGACAAGGTCTCTGGCCGCGATGACAGCGACTACATCGACGACGACGACGAAGAGTACTACCAAAACCATTTTGAGGACGGCGATACGTAATGCCGAACGACAGCAACCTGGTTCCGACATTCCTCACGACGGACGAGCGCACGGGCATTCGGGCCGACGTGGACCAGTGCATGAGTGAGAGCAACGTCAACGCCGCGTCTGTCACATACCGCCGTAACACCGTCTCGGGCGGCGGCTCCGCCACGGTCAACCTCGCGACCGGCGCCGTCACCGACCCCTTCACGAGTAGTGTTATCACGGTCATGGTTGGCCACGCCAACGAACGCGACGCGAAGAATGCGGGCGTTGAGCTTGAGGCCACCGACCGTAAGTTCTTGATCGACCGGGCCGACCTCGGTGCTGACCCAGAAGCGGGCGACATCATTGTCTACAGCAGCACGACCTACGAGGTGGTGAAGGTCCTCTACAGCGTACCCGCACAGCTCGTCGTGGTCTACGCAACGGTGGCAGGTGGTGAGGCGTAGTGGCAAGGAAGCCCCCTCGCAAGGGCCAGATGAATGTGCGCCGTGGGATCACCGGCCAACCGCAGATCACAATGGAACTCGAACACAAAGAGTTCGACAAGTTCCTCGACAAGTTCATGCGGAAGCTCACCGGCGAGAAGCAGATCCTCGCATTGTATAAGATCGGCCTCGACGTCACCCGTCTGCTCATCCAGAAGACCCCCGTCGACACCGGCCGTGCGCGCGCTGGCTGGTACTTCGCCGCCAACCGTTTGGCCGCAGTCCTCGGCGGCGGCAGCGGTTACCGCGCGGGCTCTGACGAAGAGAAGGCCGGCATGGCGCAGGGCGCTATCAAGATGAACATGCGCGGCCTGCGGAAATCAATCGAAATTATCAACGCGGTGAAGTACATCATGATGCTGGAGTACGGGTGGTCGACGCAGGCCCCGTACGGCATGGTGCGTATCACCCTACAGATCATACGACGGCAGATGCCCGACATCATACTTAACGAGTTGTCGGCATTGTGGAACAAAGCGGGCGTCGGCAAGTGGTCGCATTGGCGCGCCAGCGTTAGCGGCCCCTCGTTCCGTGGCGGGAAGAGGAGTTAACGCATGGCCATCCAAGTAATGCAGCGGCTCCAGAACATCAAGTCGTCCGTGGAAAAATACCTGTATGACGGGCTCGTGACCGGCGACAGTTTGAAGGTCGCATTCCCGGGCGTGCCGTTCGAGTCCCGCGACCTGGCGTCCTGGTGCGAGGTTCAGTGGCTACCGGACGAAACGCTGTTCGCCTACCGCCAGGCCGATACCAGCAGCAACCATGGCCGCGAGGTCACGATCATACTCCAGGTCATGTGCTTCGCCCGGCGGTACAGTTCGGCTGGCGCCGTCGTGAACAAGTGGACCCTGATGGCCCTGCGCGACAAGGTGTCCGGCCGACTACCGATGGGCAAAGAGATCAACGTATACAACTACGCGGACGACGACGCGCTCACCGATACCCTGTTCATCGAGGATGTATCTGGCGAACGGGTGGAGGCCGACACGAGTAAGTCAAAAACGCTCGGCGCATTGGACGCCTACGCATTCACCGTCGTACTGCGTTATACCGCGCCCGAGGGCGCTACGGCATAAGGAGGTAAGCACGCATGGCTACCTATACCATGATGCACGGCCAGATCCGCCTGTATGATAGCACCGACGACATCCGCGCCGTAGCCAACGGGCATGTCGAGGTGTACGACGCGACTGGCCCCACATGGACCGACAAGACCACGGAGGCATTCTCGGCCGCGTCGTCGCTCACGGGGGACGTACTCGACGCCACCGCCGACTTCGTGTACGTCGGCCACACCGAACCGTTCGGCCGGATCAAGGTCGACGTGGACACGGCGGCCGTAGGCACCGGCTCGCTCACCGTCGAGTACTACAATGGGAGCTGGACGGCCATCCCGACCACGGTCACCGACGGCACCGATGACGGTACCGACACATTCGCACAGGACGGCGTGATCAGTTTCAAGATCCCGTCCGACTGGGCAAAGCAGGGCGATGCGGAATTGAATAGCGACAAGTACTACGTACGGCTGTCCGCCGCGAGCGAACCGAGCGTCGAGCCGAACTGCGAATTGATCGCACCGGTCGACGGCCAGTACTTCGCGATCATCTTCGACGAGGGAAACCTCACGGCCCCGCTAGGGCGGGCGCGCACCGAGGAGACGATGATCCATCATCGCGGCCGGGGCAACACGTCGTACTCGCATTACGTGAGCGGCCCGGATACGCCGATCGTCGACCCGCTGGAGCTGTCGTTCAGCGTCCGGCTGGACACGACGATCAACAAGACGGCGCTGAAGCTCGCATTGGAATGCGGTAACCCGGATTACGATACGGCATGGGATGCCGCCGGCGTGAGCACGAAGGCGACGTCGGCGCTCACCAACGGGGCGGGCACATCGTTCACGACGCCGGCATTCGAGGACAGCTCGAAGAAGACGGTGGACGTTCAAATACTGTGGACGCGTAGCAGCGTTCAGATCGGGTTCGCATACCATGAGGTATGGTTCCCGCCGGATCAACAGAATGTGGCCGAAAGCGAAGAGGGCGTCATCATCTCTTGCACCGGCCTGATCTATGGCCTGATCGAGCCGATATTCTGGTTTGGAAACCAATACTAATGGAAAAGCGCGCATTGCCCGGTTACCCGGGGTACACGGTAACGGCGGATGGCAAGGTCTTCTCCCCTCGCGGGAAGGCCCAGCGTGTTGGAAATAGCGGCTACCTCGTGTGCTCGCTATTCGTCGCCGGTAAACATTATCGTAAGCTGGTACACCGGTTGATCCTGGGCGCGTGGACTCCCTGCCCGCCTGGGCTACAATGCGACCATATAAATGGCGACCGTCTCGACAACCGCCTGGAAAATCTACGCTGGGTGACGCGGAAAGAAAACGTGCGTGCGGCTATGGCGCGCCTCGGTCCAGCGTGGGGTCGTGGGAATAACAAGCTGACCGAGGATGACGTACGCATGATCAAGGCGCAGCTACGCGAGGGTACTGCGCAGGTAATACTGGCGCGTCTATACGGCGTATCAAAAACTACCATCTGCGACATTAACGCAGGTAGGCAATGGGCCTACGTAGACTAGAAGGAGGAACGCATGGCCACCTACACCAGCCTGCATGGCGCGTTGCGTTTGTACGACTCGACGGCCACGCCCTACTACATCCAGGTGTTGTTCGACGAGGGCAATCTCACCGCTCCGCTGAACCGCGCACGCACCGAGGAAACAATGATCCACCACCGGGGTCGAGGTAACACGACGTATTCGCATTACGTCAGTGGTCCCGACACCCCCATAACCGATCCGCTGGAGCTGTCGTTCAGCGCCCGTATTGCGAACGTGGCGGCCGACTGGAACCGCCTCCGCGACGCGCTGTCGAACCCCGACCTGGACGGCACATGGCAGGTCGACGGCGACACATGGGTCACCACCAAGGGTGACGGCACCCTGACCAACGGCGCCGGTTCGACCTTCACGGATCCTGCGTTCGAAGATACGAAGAAGTACTGCGTCAACGTGGAGATCCTGTGGACACGCGGCGGCGTGGGTATCGGCTTCCAGTACATGGTCGTCTGGTTCCCGCCCGACCAGCAGTCGGTCGCAGAGAGCGAAGAGGGCGTCATCATTTCCCTCACGGGTTTGATCTACGGAGAGATCAGCTCGATCACCAGCTTCACCGCTGGCACCGAGTCCTAAAGTCGGGGCGCATGGTGCGCCCCGCGTATACAATCCCTTACAGCCGAAGGAGGCGAAGACATGCGAAAGTGGTTAGAAGAAAAAGAAGAGCCACAAGTCGAGGTCCCCGAACAGGAAGAGAACGTGGAGTTCATCACCGTCACCGAGATGCGTCCCCGTGAAGAGGCGCTGGCCAATCAAGGCTATGCATTCATAAAACGCGTAGCACGGGGAAAGGACAACAAAGAGGTTGTCCGCATTGAAGTGATCCCGATCACCACCGCTCGCCTGGAGGCGACCCGCCAGATGATCGAGAACACGCAGCGGCCGACGCCGCCGTACGACACCAAGCTGTACGGCCCCGAGCATGAGTACGGAAGGGCGATGGGCCTTACCAGGCCGACACCCGTACAGGTCGCCAAGGTCGACGACCCCGAGTACATCAAACGCCTGGAGAAGTACCAGGAGTTCGCCATGTGGTCCATCGCCGCAGAGGCAATCGACATGCCTCTGTACTTCCGTCCCAGTGCGGGCGAAGAGGTAAAGCCGGCGGAGACGACTGCCGATAAAGTACATGCCCTGAAGCAGGCAGGTTACCAGGGTGTGCACATTCAGGAGATCATGGCGGCGGCCGTACGGATCTCGAACTTCACAGATGTGGAACGCCGCGATTTTTTCGGCGCCGCTTAGGGATCACCATAACGTGGGATCCCGATCGGCGGCAGAAGAAGTATAGCGCGGATAGTAGTACGGTAAACGGTTACGAACGACAGGTAGCAGCGGCGCTCGAACTCAGCATGGCTCCGTCCGAGTACCGCCGCCTCTCGTTCGATGACCGAGCGGAGATCGAGGCTTACTTCGAACTCCAGGATTTGAAGTCGAACGACATGGTGCGCCGGGAAGAGGCTCGGCGCAAGTTAGCGCAAGAACAAGAAGAGCGGCGCCGGTTGCTATACGCCCAGAGCCCCGCAATAAGAAAGACGGGCGGCCGCATATAATGTGCGGCCGTTACGTATAAGGAGGACACGTGGCAGCGCCCCTGATTGCCAAGATCGGCGCGGACTATAGCGCATTCAACTCCGGGTTGAAGGCGGTGAAGGGTGGCATCTCTGGCCTCGCCGCCGAGTTCACTACGGCCGGTAAAATTGCGGCCGTGGGCTTCGCTGGTGTCACGGCGGTGCTGACGAATGCGGCCATCGTCGGTGGCCGGTTCGAGAAGCAGATGTCCTCCGTCAAAGCGGTCCTGCGCAGCACGACCGACAAAGAGTTCGCCGCATTAGAGAAGAAGGCCCTCGACCTTGGCAAGGCAACCGAGAAGACGGCGACCGACGTCGCCGCCGGGATCCAGTCTCTTGGGCAGATGGGTTTTAAGACGAACGAGATCCTATCGTCCGTCAGCGACGTGCTCGACATGTCTACCATCTCGGGAATGGACTTCGGTTCTAGCGCCGAGCGCATGGCCAACATAATTCGTGGTTTCGGCCTGGAGGCCAAGGACGCGAGTCACATTCTCGACGTCCTCACCACCGCGCAGTCCACGTCTGGTACTTCAATCTCTGAGCTAACGCAGGCGTACCGGGATGCCGCTCCTGCGGCCAAGATCGCCGGGTGGTCGTTCGAGCAGACTACGGCTGCGCTCGCATTGCTCGGCGACGTCGGTATCAAGGGGGCTCGCGGTGGTGTGGCCTTGAAGACCATGCTTGGGAGGCTGGCCACCGAAGCCGAGAACGGCATGATCAAGATACGTGGCCAGAACATCGCCATCATGGATCAGGGCGGCAAGATCCGAAACCTTACCGCCATCGTCCACGACATGAGCGCCGCCGGCTTGAAGGCCGACGAGATGTTCAAGATCCTCGGCACCCGTGGCGTCGTTCCGGCGAAGGTCCTCATGGAGGCCCAGAAGAAACTGAACGGCGAGCTGCGTACTGGCGCCCGCGCATTGCACGAACAGGAGAAGATCCTACGCTCCAGTGCTGGCGCTGGCAAAGAGGCCGCTGCCATCATGCGCGACAACGTGTACGAGGCGTTCGGCCGGATCCGTTCCGCCATCGAGAATGTGAACATTCAGCTTTTCAAAAAGTTCGGGCCGCAGCTCAAGACCCTGATGGACGCCAACATATCGCCCGCGATCATCAAGTTCGGCGATTGGGTGCAGAATAGCGAGGAGCTGCAAACCGCATTCGACGACGCGTTCGACACGTTGAAGGGCGGGATCGATATCATCAAAGAGCTGAATGCGAAAGAGATTTGGCAGGATACGATCCAGTTCGGCAAGGACGTCAAGGCCATATGGAAGGATGTCGCCGGGTTCCTCGGCCCGATCGCGAACGCGTTCAAAGCCGTCGTTGGCACAACGGCCTCCATCGCCGGGCGCCTGTACGGCGAGTACGAGAACCAGCAGACGTTCCGCAAAGGCGCTGAGCAGGCAGGGCAGGCGTGGGCCGAAGGATTGGCCGACAAGATCAAAGACCCGTCGAGCATGAGCATGTGGGAGAAGGCCCTCATGATGGGCCCCGGCTCGTTGCTTATGGGCAAGAGCCCCCCGCCCCTCGGCCCGCTGTCCACGATCGACATCGGCGGTAAGAACGTCGGTAAGGCATGGATCGACGGACTCGTCCTCGCATTGAACGAGGGCAAGGAACTCACCTCGCAGGCGAGCGCCGGGATCCTCGGCGGGCTGCTCGGCGGTATGGGCGCAGGCGGCGCGGAGGGTACTGGCGCAGGCGAAAGCGCCATGGGCGGTATGGGCGGCGGCGGTGGTATGGGTACGTTCGAGCAGATCACCGCGAGCCTCAGTAAAGAGCAAGCCATGTGGATGGAGCTGACCAACGGGTTCCAGGAGAATTTTAAGAACGGCATGATGGGCATGGTGGACTCGGTTATCTCTGGCAGTCAAACCATGACGCAGGCGATCGGCGGCTTCGCCAAGACGATGGTGCAAGAGCTGATCAAGTCGTTCCTGAAGATCCAGATGCAGAACCTCCTGACCTCCATGTTCGGCACGAAGGCCAAGGCG